CTATTTTTTATCAGTATGGTGGCTAAATACTTGTTGCTTTATTGCTGAAATATCAACTTCCTCTATATACTGAATAATGTTAGGAAAAAATGTTTCATGGTATCCGTATTCTTTTTTTCTTAACTCAGCAATAGCTTGCTCTTTTGTCCAATCTTCAAATACAAGACGATACATAGCAATAATTGCTCCTGTACGATCACTACCATGCCAGCAATGCACTAATACCAGCTCAGATGTGCTATTTATCTTACGCAACACCTCAATAACATCTGAGTTTGTAATGTTATTTGCATTCATTCTTACTTGAAAAATTTTGAGTTGAGTTCCTTCTACATCGTCATTATCGCTATGATATTGTCGTAAATTAATAATCGTTTTAATTCCTTGCAATTCGAGCCACTTCATTTCGCCATGAGTTGGTTGACCAGAACGATAAACCTGAGCTGAAACCTGATGAAAATTTTCAGGTGCTACAAGCACATCGCTAGAACGAGAACTGCATCCTATTAATAAAAAGAAATAAGTAAATAAAAAGAATTTTAAATACCGAGCATGATTGATTAGTTTTATATCCATATATTCTTAACCCTTTGAGTTGATTTGATTTATCAAAATACAATAGTTATTTTTACTTATTTTATTACAGCTATCATCCTAATTTTCAGCAAAACTTCTTAATCATAGTGTGATTTTTTATATTCTCAATAGGTTGATTGATGGATTAAATAAACTTCTTCACCATCAAACACCTCAGCTTACTTTCTATTAGTATAAAAACAGACTTATCATTAATTATTCTTATGTTTTTTTGGCTATTGGATAAAAACATAACTGTTTATTTTTACTGGAAAATTTATTAATAAACAGGTAGATACAAAACTAAACAATGGATTAGCTTGATTTGATATAAATATTAGAGGTAAATCATGTGAGCAAATAAAAAGGAAATGTAATTGGCGTTCCCTACAGACTTCACAAGCAATGATTATTTCGTTGATTTATAGTAATAAATTACTAAAATTTAAATATTTTACCCATTATTTTACCCAATTAGGGAGAATGAATTTGATTTGGAGATCGAACCTATGAGAAAGGTGATACTTTTATACCACCTACTCATTTTTAATTCCACACCCTGCTATACTCTCCAAAAACTAAATGGTTGTATGCATATCCACTACTGACCTAAATTTACATTAGTGCTAAACTCACCCATCAATTTTTATTATAAGATAATTTAATATGCTCCAGTTATTTGCACGATACTTTTCTGTTGGTGTTATTAACACGCTCTTGCATTGGGTCGTGTTCGGTATTTTGGTTTATTTATTTTCCACGACACAGGCCACTGCTAACCTGATCGCATTCATCATTGCTGTAACTTTCTCCTTCTTTGCTAACGCTAAGTTTACATTTAAGAAGAAAGCAACGGGTGGGAGATACATTGCATTCACAGTATTTATGGGTGTGTTAAGTTATCTGACTGGATTTATAGCCGATAAACTCAATGCAATGCCAATAATTACCTTAGTTGCATTTTCAGCAATTAGCCTTGTTCTTGGCTTTTTCTACTCAAAATTATTTGTCTTTAAAGGAATAGAGTAATGAAAATTTCTTTAGTTGTTCCTGTTTTCAACGAAGAAGAAGCGATACCTATTTTTTATAAAACGGTTCGTGAAAATGAAGAACTAAAAAAATATGACGTTGAAATTATTTTTATCAATGATGGTAGTAAAGATTCAACTGAAAATATCATTAATGCATTGTCGTTAGCTGATGAGCAAGTGGTGGCATTAAGTTTTACTAGAAACTTTGGTAAAGAGCCTGCACTTTTTGCTGGATTAGATCATGCCACTGGTGAAGCAATAATCCCAATTGATGTTGACCTTCAAGATCCAATAGAAGTTATTCCACAATTAATAGAAAAATGGAAACAAGGTGCTGATGTTGTTTTAGCAAAAAGAACTGACCGATCTACTGATGGTTGGTTGAAACGCAAAACAGCAGAATGGTTCTATAAACTGCATAATAAAATCAGCACACCAAAGATTGAAGAAAATGTGGGTGACTTCCGCTTAATGTCTCGTGAAACAGTTGAGAACATTAAATTGCTTCCTGAACGCAACTTATTTATGAAAGGTGTTCTATCTTGGGTTGGCGGAAAAGTAGATATTGTCGAATATTCTCGCGCTGAACGTTCCGCTGGCGAATCCAAGTTTAATGGCTGGAAACTTTGGAATCTTGCACTGGAGGGGATCACCAGTTTTTCAACCTTCCCTCTGCGCATGTGGACCTATATTGGCTTATTTGTTGGTGCCATTTCATTTGTTTATGGTGGGTGGATGATTATAGATAAACTTATTTGGGGAAACCCAGTTCCGGGCTACCCATCTCTGCTGGTTTCTATTTTATTTCTGGGAGGTATTCAGCTTATTGGTATTGGTGTGCTTGGTGAATATATCGGGAGAATATATGTTGAAAGCAAGAAAAGACCTAAGTACCTACTAAAAGATAGAAAGGGCTCACAATGTTAAAAAAAATAATATTTCCCATCACACTATTGATCATTTATTTACTGGTGTTGCGAATAGCATTAATAACACCAATGCATTCTGATGATTATGCATATTATAATATGGGAATTGGCTTAGAGGCTCATGTTAAACATTATTTTGGGTGGAGCGGTAGGGTTGTTGCTGACTATATAAGCTCAACAATATTATCGATAGACAATCATTATATTATTTCCATTATAAATAGTTTTGGCACCGTGTTACTTATTGCAAACATAGTCCTACTTCCAAAGTCAGCTCTAAAAATAAACAACATATCTAACTACTTCTTATCAGCATTATCTTTACTGATATTTATGCTTTATTGGGTTTCCAACCCAAACTTAGGACAAGTAATGTTTTGGGTTGTTGGCTCTGCAAACTACCTATGGACAACATTGATTATTATTTATTTCCTCAGAAAGACGCTGGAATCTCTACATGATGAAAATATAAACACCGCAAAATATTTGTATATTTTTGTTTTGGGTGTGATTGCTGGGATGACTAATGAAAACACCAGTTTAACACTAGTTTCCATGCTAATAATTACCATTATTTACAGAAAGATAACCAATGGTAAAATAGATCTATTGCTAAAGGTGGCTCTAATAGCATCATTTATAGGAATGGTAATTCTGATTGCGGCCCCAGGTAATTATGTAAGAGCATCATACTCAGTGTTTGTGTCTTGGAAAGAAGCACCAATACTTTATAAGATGTATATTTTTGTACATACATCACTGCAGAGCGTATTTGCTTCCATGTGGATAGCTGTGCTGTTTTTAATAATATCCCTCATATTCATTTCATTTACTGGGATTAATAATAAGTACAAACCATATATAATACTATTTTTCATAGCTTTAGTTATATCTAATTGCGTGATGATAGCAACCCCATACTACGAACCAAGGTCAATGAATGGTCCGTTTGTATTCATGCTATGCATGATTTCATTCGTTATTTATTCAATAGATTTAGGAAAGAAGGTTTTTATACCTATTTCTTTGTTATCTTTATTATTATTTTTCATTCCTTCCTATTTGGCAATAAATACTGCATATGCCAAAACATTTGAACAATCAAAAATAAGAGAGGAAATAATTGAAAATGGTAAAAAACATGGAATATCAGAAATAACGATACCAAAATATTATTTTAGAGGGTTAATGAGAAATGGAGATAAATTTGATACTTATCACTCTGGATCCATGGCTCAATATTATGGTGTTAAAAAAATTAATGCTATAGATTCAAAGTTTGATTACTCAACAATATATGAGTGTGATAATAAAGAAAAAACACTAACTATATATGGCATGTGTGCATATAGTTACTTTGATAGCATAACTAACAAATCCATGCTGGTTGTTGATACTACAAGATTAGACTTAGATAAAAATCTTATGTTCGTTTATTTAAATGATGGACGGTTATATAAAATAAACATACAAAACAACACAAGTGTTATTGGTGAAAAAAAATATACTAGCGACTCACGAAATAACATAAGTATTGATAACGTAAAAGATATTAAATTTTATTAGAAAATAAGGGAAGGATTAAACCCCTTCCCTTACTGCTATGACTCACTGATGTTAAGTGACTTCCAATCCTGAAATGTTCCTCTATTGAAACCAGTGTGCCTAAACAATAGTTTACTCCTATTTATATCAGCATTATCTAAATGCTCTGTAACATACAATGTGAATCCCTTCGGAGCTGGATTTGAAGATTGGTACCCAACAGCAACTTGATCTGAGCTTTTTATAGGGAAATTGCAAACTCTTGATGAACCACCAAATAAGTTAACTCCTTTGATACTATTCATGAATTTATTTGATTCAGTGAGCTCATAACATAATGATGCGCCATGAAATGAATTATTAATAAAGTAATTCCATTTTGCAGTATGACCCAACACCTGAATGCCAGTTTCACTTCCTCTTAATTTATTGTTACTGATAGTGCTATTGATGAAATTATATAAAGCTATCGTAGATACATCACAATTAGTCACTATTAACCGATTGGTAATACTTCCTGGTTGATAATATGATATAGCTCCATTTGATATCACCCCATCTATAATTGCATCAACAGTTGGTACGATTAATCTAACCCCACCAGTACCTTTCAGTGAAATATTAACACCAACCCTTGATTTTGATTTATTAAAATCAAAAGAGTAAATACTTAGCATTCTCTTTGTGTTCCTACATAACGATAATGAATTATGTAGCAGGTAATTATCACAATCCTTTATGACAATACTCCCAAACGTAGGATCTGAATCTGAACGAGACGAGTGATCTAGGTCTACATTAGGCTCCATTACTTTAAAGTGCTGACATCTCTCCACGAACACCCCGGCATCTTGCTGCCCTCTACAGTACGGTGATATAAATTCAAACTGCTGCGCACCAAACATTGCCATAACACCGTACTTACCACCAATAAATGTGTCACCAATAGACTTGCAGCCTATGCATTTAGCACCGACATAAAACCCACCTAGTTCAAGATTGCTAACCTCTAAATAGTATTTGTTATATAAAGAAAATACTCTCCGACACCCAGCGAATGCTGTAATAGCCCCATCGTGTAATAGGCTTCCGTAGCTAATACTGTATGACACACAACAATCAGTACACCCATAGGAATAATTTAAATTACCCAGTTTACTACGCTTAAATACACACCGAGTAAAGTTTATAGAATGTGAAGCATTGAATCTAATACCTGCATGGTCGTACAGATCAAAAAGAACCCCAACAAAATCAACATTAGATATATCTGATGCAAATATTGCAGCCCCCGTGGGGGTATTTTGCACATTACTTTTTATTATTCCACCTGTAACAGTGGTTCGATCACCTTCAATAAGAGTGATATATGAATCGTTGTATAATTCAAAACCAACTGGTTCACTAAGCGTTATAGTGTTTCCATCTATGGATTTTATAAAAAATACCTCTGCTGTATAACCTAACTCATTTTGGTTTTCAGAGTTATCTATGTACCACTGATCTGTTTGAATGAAAGGTCTGTGTATTTTTATCCATTTAGTTGATTCAGGAAGTGCTGTATCAATTAGCGTTATTGTACAACTTCCTTTATCAGCAGGTTTTACATGGATAATCTTGTCTTGTTTAAATTTAAGAGCATTATATTCATCAATTACTATAGCTCCAGTGTTATTCAGATTTATATGCGTTCCGTTAGGAATTGTTACATTTTTAATATGTATACTCATACCATCCGGAACATTAACCACCCCTGAATTTATAACGTCCTGAAGAGCCAATGATTCATCAGATCCGTCACCCTTTACGCCGTAATCTATTACTGATTTTATTTCTTTTAGTTTTTCAAATACTGATATTTCTTCATATCCTATTAATTTTGCACCATCATTTTTATTAAGGTCTCCTCTTAAAGTTGCGTCACTGACATTCAGCCATTTACCAATACCAACACCACCAGAACTATCAGGAGTTGAATCAACAGGAACTGATTTTGGTAACGCACCATCCCAGCGGTAATATTCCCCTGTAACTTCATTACGTAAGACTTGATTTGGCAATGTTATTTCTGCGCCTTTTTGGAACGAGTCTAAGGTAATGTATCCAAATTGAGATATTGCTTGTTGAGCAATCCAGCGCAACCCTTCGATTGTAAAATGCTCTTGCCCAAATCTATCGATATATTTGCTTTTCATTGACGTAACGAATTCGTCAATTTTACCTGAGTTAAATTTCAGGTCTTTCGCTGTTTCACTTGGAACTGGATTTTGTGTTGGAATTGTAGACATAATTTTTCCCAATAAAAAAAGCCAGCGCTTATGCTGGCTATGATTGAAATGAATTTAATTAAACGTTGTAATCCTTCTTTGCAGAAAAATACTCACTTGCTGTAATGCTGAAAGTTCCGTCTGCATTGGGCTTTTTGTCGCTTACAATCCACCTCATTGAGTCCATTTCAACGATATTGGATATAACGTAACGTGACGGAGATTGAATATTCATGCCGTCATAGATGTTTAGCTGGATGTTAGGTATATCAGCGATAAATCCGTAATCGGTATCACTTCTTGGTGTGGCTTTAAACCTTTCTGTTGTGTTACCTAGGTGATCAGTGATACAAGTAAACATCTCACCATCAAAGACAACTTTTTCATTTGTTGAAAACTGATTGTCGATCCTCTCAACTATATAACCCGCCTGTTGATTCTTATCGTATGTGTCAGCAACAATAATTAAGTCTCCAGGATAAACATAATCACCATCTGCGAGAGTTTGCACACTGATACTCATACGCTGATGTATTAACCTATCCATTTCTAATAGTGCTCTATCTGTCGCTTGATACTCATTACGACAACCATGAATGGTTATTTTGTTAGGGTTATTAGCTGGCTTTTTAACTATTTTGTTATCTTCAATACGATACTTGAGATAGGTCTTTTTGTTGGTCTTGGGGTTTACATATTCGATTTCAACACCATCATTACCGCTTGGCATCGTCATATCATAAGAAAGAGAAAATCCATTTCCTGTTGTGTTAGCTCTATTGAAGGTGCCAGATGGATACTGCTTTTCCTCCTCACGGGTAAATGTAAGCACGCCGTTATCCCAAAAGGAAATAACACGAGCAACATTGCATATTGTTTCTATACGCTGACCCAGCGATACATCCTCATCATCAAACGTGTAATCAAAATATCCTAAACGCTTATCTGGAAGTGATTCATAGATTGAATACAATCCATATAAATCAATGGTGCTTTCTGGTTGCCCTGCAGTAACTAACCAAGTGTGAGCGACAGCATCAGCAAATGATCGTGATGGTCGTAATGTATAATCAACACTACGGATATTTATGTCGTAACTAATAACATGGCGTGTGGCCAGTGCGTTATATTTGCGCTCTCTTGCTCCTGTTGGCGCTTCTGTTGCCCTCACTGTTACTTTAACAAGCGTATCTTCTTCATGTACTTCGTTAATCCTCTCTCTAACAATAAAGACTTCCTCTAGCTTAAGAATGCTGTGATCATTACTGTTTTCTAATCGAGTTAATTGAAGTGCATATCTTCCATATCCAGCCAACGGCTTGAATTTTTCCGTAAGATAGTATGTTTTTGTTTTTGGTGCTGACGGGAATCCCCTATTGAATGACTCTCTCGTTCCTGTTATTTCATTGTTATTATCATCAACCTTCCAGAATTCAATTCTTGCATTAGCCTGATCACCATCACCAAGCTGAGCATTTAAATGTACCCATAATTCACCACCATCAAGTGGAGAAAAGAAAGGCCCTACTGTTAGGAACTGATTGTCATAGAGAATAAACTTTGATGTGTTAACAGTCGCATTAGGCGGAAGAGTTGCTAAATCACCGCCAGTTAAATTGGTGAAAAAGAATTCGTAGTAATATTTTGGTGAGATAATAGCGCCATCATCGCTTTCTTTCGCATCGGATAAATAAGCATCAACCTTAATATCCTTTGTAACCGAACCCTGTGGGGTATCATAAGTAACATTAACAACAAGGCTTACTGAACGAGGTTTTACAATATCCATAAAATATCGAAACTCATCTTGTTTCTCTATCTTTATGGCCGCCTCACCACCTTTAATTTCACCAGAAATAACATTGTTAGCGGTAGCCTCATATTGTGGTATTTCGTCACTTTCATTCGGACCCGGCATTTCTTGTCCGTCAACATCAGGGAATTCGAACCCCTCGAATATCTGTGGGATCACTTCACCCGGCTGGAATATCTGATAGCTAGCACCATCAAGGGCGAGCAATTCAGACTCTGAATATTTTACGTTCTCAATCGTGTAGTAACCGATACCAAAGTTCATCCACTCGGTAACCATCTTTTTATTGTCGATGTATTCAAACATTGATTGCTGAATGAGATCGGGAAAGGCTCTAACTTGTCCGTGAATTTCAGGTCTAGCCTGATATGTTCTCGCTATATTAGTTTGACCAGTTAATCGGTTGTTGGGGCTTTCCTTTGCATTCACATCAGCGGCGCTAAATGATGGCGCTTTGGGCGCTAAGAATGAGAATATCTTGGAGACAAACTTAAATACTGGATTAAGAATGTCGCCAATAATCCCTTTCGGCTGGTCGAATATTTGAATGTGATGAAATTCACTAACAACAAAGTCAAGGCGGTCATCATCGTTAATCTTTACGCCATTAACATAGATATCAACGTCATGATGAAAGTTTTGCTCTTTTAACCAATCAAAAAAAAGAGAGCCGGCTTTTATCTCGACTCTCTCTTTCGGCATTCCAGCGACACGCTGAATTTCAATCATTGGCATACTTCATAAACTCCAACTTAGTGAATTTTCTCTCAAGAACAATCATCCTATCCATTCTCACAGAGCCGTTCTCACCTCGACTATGTAATGCGTTACCGTCGATAATCAAGCCAATGTGAGCAGGTTTTGAGCCTATATATCCTATAAATATTCCGTTATTTTCTGGTTTATTTACTCTCTCCCAAAACTCAACTTCATTGTTATAGCAAGTAACAAAATCAGTTTCCGACTCATATCCTGCGTGATGGTGGGTCTCAATACCTAGAACGTGACGATAATAGAGAACGACAAGCCCCCAACAGTCCATAGCATCAAATGTACAAGACCTGTTTTTCCATGGTTTACCGATGACTTTATTGATGAAATCTTGAGTTGTCATACAGCCTCCAAGCCCGGCCATTCTTGCGGTTCATAAATGCGTCCGATGTTTTTATTCAATGGGTTACTCATAGATAGCGTGACAGTGACGCTCTCATGATCCATCGACACATCTTTCACAAATAATTTCCATCGAGTGATTGCTGTGCCTTTGTCTTTCTCATCAAATAAGCGATAATTAGCCTCTATAGGTGTCATCCTATTGAATGATTTCCATAGTTTAAGTTTCTGCTTAAAGTCTTGTGCGACACGGCTAAATTTAACACTAGCGTCGATTATGGGTGTTCTGCTTTGCTGACTGTCAGATAGTTCGAAATTACACGGCTGATATTCAACCCCACCTAGAACCTTTGGGAATACTTGATAAGAAACAAGATAGATATCGCCAAATGACGGATGGCTAAATTGCAGCGTCTCATAAAGTATTCTGTTTGGCCTTTGTGCCCGATACTCTCTTAGTGTAGGCATTACAACTCCTTATACTTAGGTAGAGTCTCAGTAACGATAATATCAAGCCAACTTCCAAATGGTGACGGAAACTCAACAATAATATCGTCGAATTCATCATCTGAATTATAAAGTTTCTTGCTAATGACCTGACCAGTCCATGTTACAGAAGATCCATTAATACTGGTTTGCACTGGATAGGAAACAAAATGCAATTCCTGTTCCTGCAATCCACTACCACCAAGATTAATTTTCATCCTGAACCAGCGATTACAATTATCAAGATAGTTAGGACTGCGCAACCATTGTGCAAACGCACGCTCCTGTTGAAGTGTAAATATCCAATTCACACTCCATACAGTTTTTAAGTCATCAGTTAGCTTCTGGAATATAGGTGCGCCTACCTGTGGCTGGTCTGTCAAGAACCCAGTATCTAGTGTCATGCTTTTATCGGCTTTCTGCGCCAGAGGAAGCCAATCAGGGTAATTAATAACCATATGTCAACCTCTTGCTCTCGCCGTTGCCGATGTGTTTCTTGTGATTGATTGAAGCATTGGGCCTTTGTTATCCATGTCCATAATGAATGCCTGAATGGTCATAGTGTTTCCATCTTGCGATGTCTGCGCATCAAACTTGTGGCCACCAGATGAATAGTCATTAAAGACAACATTCACATTCATACCGCCACCCTGCATATCTTTATTGGAAATAACCTTTCCATTGTCACCGGGGATCATGTATTGGCGACCGTTGTTAGCCTTGAATATCTCAGGCTTACCGCCCTCACCAACTCGATACATTGAACCAGCGTCAACAGGACCGCCATTTTTACGAGCGCCTGCAATTGCCAGTGTTGAAGCAAGTCCAGTGGTACCAACTAAGCTTGCATTAGCTGGCGCAGCATTAGCTCCCATAGTAGCCAAAGAAACAAAAGCAGCAGCGGGAGCCCATGCGGAAGCAACTATTGCAGCTTCACCCATAGATGCGGCAGCGGCGGCAGCGCCCATTGTTTTACCAATGATGAAATTCTTCAGCATTTCAACGCCAGTTTGAACAATGGAATTAACAACACTGTTTAGTATCGTGTTACCTAGTGATCTCATTGCATCAGCCGCAGTCATGGTGCCAGTCAATAATCCAGTGATAGCGTTTGATGCGCTTCCTGCCATTGCATCAACAGCAGATGTAAGCATGTCAAAACCTAATCTTTGCTGACTTAATATCTGCCACTGTGCTGCAGTTTGCTGTTCGTTGAATTGTCTTTCCTGTGCTGTTCTTATCTGAAGATATTGTGCGTCAGTGATTTGTTTGGCAGTCGTAAATTGCTCGTGTGAGATTTGTTGGTTTGCATACGCTTGATTAATGATTGCCATTTCATCAGCATAATACTTATCCATGAGCGCTAGTTTTTTAGCGTTCTCATTTTTCAATTGCTGAACAGGATCGAACTGCGCCCTATTATCTTCAATTGGAGAAACTGAAGCCTGAGCATTTACCTCAGCTATTTTTTTAGAATACTCACCAGCTAGCTCAACTCTTCTTCTTTGGTAATTCTCCTCAGTAACCAAATTACCCTGAAGTTGCCTTTCAAGCTGCTCGAGAGATAACTTGTATTCTTGATTTGCCTTTGCTTCTGGGTTTTGAGAGAAAGCGTCCTTCCTATCTTGTATTTTCTGCTTTAAATCAAATTCCTTCCCAGCCAAATCTGTTATTTCTGCAATCTGTGATTTCGTTGCTTTACTGCCAAGTTTTTGAACGGACTCAAGAATAGCAGCCTCGCGAACAAGTCCTTTTGTTTCTAATTCAGCAACTTTTGTCGCATTGGCTACATCGGTGATCTTCTGTTTCAGCTTTTCAGCTTCAGTGGCTTCTTTTAATGCTGCACTAGCAGCCTCTTTTGCTGTTTTAATTCCTTCTTTTTTGGCTTGTTCGTTTTCATATATCTGAGCTGCCATATCTTGTAATTTCTTTATGGCACCATGATCTGCCGTCCCTGCATCCTCCGCGTCATATAAAGCTTGTAATTTGGCTTTTTCAACACCTTCTTTCTTGGAGAGTTCAAGCCTTCTTTCCATCTGCTTTCTTAGTTTCTCACCATCCTCTCCTCCGAAATCAACAGCTAATTGCTTGGCATTGAATTCACCTTTTGCGCCAGTTGCCTCCCTTATTTGCTGTGTAAATCTACCAAGAGCTGACTTCTCAATATCAAGAGTTGTTGCACTCTTAACGCTTAAATCAATGGCTTCCTTTGCTTTTTGATTGTATTCAGACTGCGCCTCAGATAAATATTTGGTTATTAACTCATGTCGCTTTTTATTCTCAGCTAGATCACCTTCCAGCTTTATCTTTTCTCTTAAAATATTTATTGTATTTCGTTCAATTAACTCTGGATTATTACCGAGAGCGTCCTGCTGCATTCTTAATCTGGCTTCAAGTCTCGCGAGTTGATTCTCTTGATCCTTCATTTCTGAAGTTAAAACTTTTTGTTTATCAGCGGCATCTTGCGCGTCACGAGCAATCTCTTGATACGACAAACCTTTTAACTTAGCTGTTAACTGATCAATACTATCTGCAAAGTCTCGAGCCTCTTGCTTAGCTTGCTCTGATTTTTGATAGAAATAATAGATTGCGGCACCAGCTAACATGGCCACGCCAGCTGGACCACCTAACATTCCCATAACTCCACGCAACAACCCCATAGACAATGATGCCGCCCTTGCTGCGGCTGCTGAGTTTGCCATTGCTGCCGTTTGCGCCTGTGTTGCTTGAGTTAATGTTATTGCAGCTTTTGAAGCTAATGATTTTTTAGCAATTAAGTTATCAAGTGCAGTTGCTTCCGCTAACGTTCCTTTTGCAACGTTGTACTCCGCTTGAGCTAGTGCAACAGCCGATCTAGCAGAGGCTAAATCAGCCTGAGCCTTTCTGACTGACATATTTGCAGCATACTCACTTGCTCTTGCCGATTGCAGTGTAGCGACTGACTCTTGACGAGAGGCGGCCGCCATCATCACCTTTGACTTGGTAGCCATAGCCAACGCGCCAACATATCTTGAACCAACCACTGCTGCGATTACCGTCAAGACAGAACTAAGCTCATCTAAATTCTTACTAACAGTAATAACCGCATCACTAAACGCACTAATGGTTGATTTTATTGTTGTATTTTCACCGAGAAACTTTGTTAGGTTGTTACCTGCCTCTTGAAATGCCTGTGACATTGTTCGAGTGGTTTTGGCAAACTCTTTACCAATTGCATCACCTTGAGAGAGCAAACCTTTCACAACAACATCAGTGGTTAGCTTGCCTTCTGCCGCCATCTTACGAAGCTGGCCTATACCAACACCCATCGAGTCAGCAAGTGCAACCATCAAACGGCTACCCTGTTCCGCCACTGAGTTAAATTCTTCACCACGGAGAACACCTGAAGCAATACCTTGTGATAGCTGAATAATAGCGTTTTCTGCTTCCTGTGCAGTAGCACCAGAGACGATAAAGCCTTGGTTGATAATGGATGTTAATTTTGCCAAGTCTTCCGCTGATGTATTGTATTCTCTCGTTCCTCGTTCAAGGCGTGCGTAGAGTGTTGCTGTGGCATCAAGACTAGATCGTGTTGCTTGAGAGATGTCAAATACTCGTTGAGTGACATCAATAAGTGATTCACTTGCGCGAACTGAGTTAGATAGCTTGTTGTTTAATTCAGTCCATGCTTCTGAATAACTAGCAACCATTGAAGCTGATAAATAACCAGTCAGAGCAGCGGCAACTTTGGACAGAGACTGCATTGAACGTTCTGTGTTATTTACTGACTGAGACGTTCGGTTAAAGCTACTATCCATACGATTAAGGCGTTGCTCTAACTGCTGTTGCGATGTAAGCAATTGCCGAACATCCATTTGAACTTGATAAACGATTTCGCCTACATTTGCCATTTATCGGCTCCTTAAAATGAAAAACCGCTCAATGGCGGTGTTATGCTTTACTTTCTCTTCCTGCTCACTAATCGACGCTTGCCACTGATCAGCTCATCATTACGTTTATCATCTTGCTTCATGATGTTGTCGTATTCTTCTTTAGTAAATCCTTTCTCATCAGGGTATTTAGCTCTGAGCATCATCTGAAATTCAGTCATGGTTAACTGCTCGGCTTCATCACGATTCACTCCAAAATTAACACGGGCAGAGCTAATGTAATCAATTGCCATAAACTCATCAGAGAATTCATTTTTGCCTTCGTTACGTTGAAGTTTTCGGATCTTCGCTTTACCGATAATTCCGTGAGTAAATAACTCTCTGGCAATGACGATAATATCAGCGATTGGCATCTTACCGTTTTTATAGACAATGCCACGTTTACCTGACTTCCATTCTCCAATGATTTCCGAACAGTCATTATCACAACACGCTTGTATCACTATCATTGCAGTTTGTAGGATATTGCGTCCGTATGTCGGCTTGCTAATCACTTTTATTAACCACTCAGGAATAACCCTGTAACTCATTACGGCGAGAGTGATTAACTCTTGCACCTCTGCTCCATTTAACTGACTATAGGCACTCACAATCTGCTTTGGTTCACCAATTCTTGTCATATTGATGAACGATGGTCTAAATAAGTAATCCTTTTTATCAGTAGAGATAACCATCTCACCGATTTCTAAAATAGGCGTCATAATACCTCCTGAATATTATCAAGGGCACCCGTGGATACCCTTTGTAATATTAAGCAGCGGTAACAGTGACCACGCATTTGGCTGTCTTGCTACCATCTTCGGATGTGACAGTAACGTTTGCAGTACCTTCGGCAACACCGCGCACAGTTACCACATTCACAAGCTTGGTAACTGTTGCAAAGTTCGTCTTATCACTTACGGATGTGTAGTTTTTGTTAGTTGCATCGGTTGGTGTAAATTTGACAGTAAATGTTTTGGTTTCACCCACTTTTACAGACAGAGTGGCTGGCTCTACTGCGACGCTTTCAACAACGATTTCTTCTTGTAGCCATTCAACCGTTTCTGCATCAGCAACTTTCAGCTCACCTGAGTAAGTGGAGATTTCTTTTGTTGGAAATTCCATTGACCAAGATGTGAAAGCCATGTAACCCTGAACAACATCAGAGCCATCACCTTTCATATCAAGTTGAACCCAATATGTTGGTTGGCGACTTGCTTTGATTTCATCAAGGATTTCTTTGGCAATATCAAACGCGGACGTAGAGCCAGTTACACCAGCTTTCTTTAATTCACCATCAAAACTAATGGTAAAGTCAGCGCCAGTAACAATTGACTCAGTTAAGCCTTTGGTGTCATCAGCATTAGATGTCACTGTCTCCATACCGAAATCGAATGACTTGCTTGTTAGCGCACCTAAGCGCAAGAATTGATCTTGTGCTGGTGCTTGGTCAGGACAGCCTTTTGCAATGCGCAGAATACCTGCGTTACCCATCACTAGGCCTTTATCATCAGGGCATTGTGCCATGTTATAACCTCTTTATTTGCAAATAAAAAAGGCCGCATAAGCGACCTGTTGAGATGTGTTTAAGATGTACAGCGGAAAGAAAGCTTGAGGATAAACCGACCTTCTTCTGTCGGTATCGGCCTTGGTAGACCGCCTAAGTTGTATATTGAATTGAGTTCGCAATCATCGGGGAATTCAGCAACAAAGTTTAGAATTTCATTAGCTCTTATCAGGGCAGGCTCAGGATCATACTGCGCAGAAACTAGAACAAGCGTCACGAAATCATCAGCACCCAAATCAGCAAATCGACCACTACCGTCATTAGGTTGAATAACAGCATATTGCTGAGTTTTTTCGTCTGGTTGCTCATTCCACGTTAGATATTGAACAATGAAACCATCAAGCAAATTACCTCTGTTTAAGTAGCGCTCAAACTTCTCATGTATCATATTTGCAGCTCCCGTCTAACCGCGTCATCGATAGCCTGGCGCTCATCCTCAAAACCACGAGATAGAAACTCTTTACGAGCACTTGAGCGCCTAAAGTTTTGCTTAATTCTTGGATCATGAACATAAACCGCGTAGTTTGCTGTATATCCGACGCGACCGGTTACTCTAGTGCCATTAACAGTGACTTCTCTGAATTGAGAGTTGATAAGTGTTGATGTATCAATAGGTGTGTATATAGCCGCCTGAGCACTACCAATCAATAAAGCAGACTGAATAGCTCTCATAACTTTCTTACCCTGTATATCACCTACAAGCGTTCTAAGGTTCGCGTTAGCCTGAGAAATTCCTCTTACTCTTGCTGCCATATCACACCGCCGTTATCAGAGTGTAGTCATCTGCAATATGCTCGAATAAGTCTTCATCACGTTTGATGAATTTGATTTCGTCAGCACCGACAGATAACGGATCGCCTGAGTGCTTACCAATAGCGATAAAGTCACCTTTTTTAGCATCAGCATACTCAGTCCAGAAAACCAACTTAATGGTGATTTCAGAGCCAACATCCAACTTTCCAGATTTAAGTTCGCTGCCATAGCCACAAAGAAAATGAACCGGCTCAGAGAATACCGGCTTGCCGTTTTTGTCTTTCTTTGCTTTCCATAAAGTAGCCCATGAGGTATACGCCCAATTAGCAACTGAACTCATTAGACACCTCCAATCACCCGAAAAAAGCCTACCGTTTTACTAGATAATGGCAAATCAGCAAGGCATCCTGCACTATCCCATGCGCGGATCTGGTTCAGCAGATAATCAGTACCGGCAGAATCATATGCGAAAGAACGAGACGCCCCGTTAGGAGCGCTCTGTGATGATATCTTTCGTGCGCCAGATAGTGATGCCAACCGGATAGCGGTGTAAATCAGCAGTAACTTCTGCGTGGTTTCGTCGTAGTTGGCTTCGAGACATCCGGACTTTGCATTAACCTGACTCAGTAACAGCGACAGCACAGAATCAGGCAATGTAAACCCGAGTTCAGTAATCATCGGCTTTACGTCATCAAGAGTTATCTGCATTATTTTTTACCGTTAGGTTTTGCCTTTGGCTGTTCAGGCTGTTCAGCATCATCGTTACCAGGTGACGCTGCTTCAATATCACCCGATGCGATAATCTCAACAAGACCGGCCTTTTCCCATTCTTTCGCGCTTTCATCTGACATTGTCAGTTGGCTACCGGCTTCCACGGGCTGGAAACCGGCACCGGCGAAGAAGTTATTTGAAACTACTTTTACCAGTGCCATAAATCCCCCTTATGCGCCTTTCGCGTGAAGAACTGAGAAATGATTACTGATGTCCTGCTTAACCATCAGACCAGCAGCACCCCATGTGCGCCATACATAGTCAGAGTTATAGAACTGGCGTGGATCTGCAACAGTACCAAATGCCTGACCAACGATAGGAGCAATAACACCAGCGCTAAGAGGAACAATCAGAACTTCGTTACCTTTCAGTTCGTAATCTTCTTTAATGTCTTTGATGCCAGTGATTTTCTTGATTTCCTCAAGAATCGTGCGTGTCTGGTTAACGTCGAAATACACGCTTTCCCAATTTGACAGGATTTCACCTGACACATACCAAGTTTGCTCACCATATTGCAGGTTTTGCAATTTCAGCACATCACGCAGTTTGATGATCTCAGTGCGGGTTTTCTTACCATCTTGCTCGGTTGCGAAATTAACATCCAACGTCACTTGAGCAACGCGCTCATCATTACGCAGACCTTTAAATGTCTTGCCATCAAATGTAATGAAGTTACCCGCAGCATCGCGGAAACCATTCCAGATAAAGTCGAGATATTTACGACGAACAGTATCAACAGAGTCTTTCTGTGCATCAGATAATGAAGCCAGTGCAGAGCCTTTTTCAAAGATTGGGTCACGCCATGTGAACTTAAACCCAGTGTCATGAATTGGCACCATTGTGCCGTCGAAGCTATACGCACTAGCTTCAAGCAACGCACCGACCTGACCACTCATCGATGTATGAGCGACGCCACCACTTCCTTTTCGCGCATACTCATAGACTGATTCACTAATGCGAACTGAGCGAGATAATGGCATGAGGTCATTCAATAGCGTAAATTCAGTATTTGGCTGAAATTCAGCCAATACAGTCTGGTCATACGCCTTGTACAGACGCTTAATATCATCTACTGCATTGGTAGCATCTAAAACCGGCATATTGCGAGTACGAGCAATAAAATCAGCCACTGCCTGAGCGGATGAATTACGCTCTAAGCTCAACGCTCCGAATTGCGCTTGGTTGTCTTCAAGGTTTCCAGTTTCGGTTGCCTTCTTAGTTGAAAAATAAAACATTCAGTTCTCCTTACTTGAACACAACACGAACCAGCTCATCCGTCGTAACGGTTAAGGCTGTATCTTCTTCAATATAGGCAAATACTGCCTCGCCTTCGGCACCAGTAGCCAGAGTGATTTGACCGTTAGCAACAATAACCGCTTGGCCTTTCTTGTATGTACCAGCAGCAGCACGCACATTTAAGAACAAACCTTGCATTGGTTGAATTGCAACAACCCAATCGCCAGCCTTGATTGCATCATCAACTGACTGACAGCGAAGATAATCAAAGTCGGACACATACAAAACATTTGCTTCTTTACCATCAACCGATGGCGTAAATTTAGCGGTATTCTCACCATAGAAACCGATAATACCCGCCTTGGTATCAACTGCCGCCGCACCTTCACGGTGTAGCAATGGGTTAGTGAATACACCACCCGCATGAATTACACGTTTTTTATTCGCCATGTTTTACTCCGGCATATCTGAAACTGATTGAGAGGAATTAGCTTGTTGGAACGAGCCATTTAAGCTATGAGATACATTGCATTGAGCGTATAGCTCTTTCAGTGGTTCGCCACTTAACGCATTAATAGCGGTATCGGACATGCCAAACTTTGCCTTCACGACATCACGCATGGCACTTACTTCTTTGTCTGCATTGGCATTTAATTGTGCTTGGATTGGCGCAATAGCAGCATTTACAGCAGCTGTGATTTGCTGTTGCAGATCACTGTTGTTTGCAGTGTCAGATTTATCCTTTTCTTCTTTTTCTTTTTTCTCACGCGCAGCTTTTTCTTCTGGCGTTTCCTCTTTTTTGTCTTCAGCGTTCATTTGGTTGTACGCATCCAGTAATTCAGCATCGGATTTGTCTTCTGTCTCGATACCTTTCGCCTTCAGCGCATTCGTGATGATTTGTTTCATCGGATCGTTTTCCTTATTGGTTTTTACTTCGTACTCTGTTGGCTTGCGCACAACTTCGATAGGCTCACCAACGAGTTCGGCTATTCCTTCATCGTTCATGAGGTATTTTTGTTGGTAGGTTTTACCTGACGTGTAATAGATAAATTTGTCAGGCCATACTGTTTCTGGATAAGGCCAATCATCATTTGGATAAGCAGCCTTTAATGCGTTACGTAGTGCCGAATGAATGTCATCAAACGAGAACGAGCCATTGGTAAAAAAGAATTTCGCTTTATTTAACAAATTATCCTGAGTGCAGTTTGATGCATTAATTAAATCAGCTAATTCAATATTTAGTTTTTCACCTTTGCTATTAACAAACATCCCGACACCGTCTTTTGGTGTGGCGGCTCCCGGTTCAGAAGCTGGCAATATTGCAATGTGATCAAAGTGCATGTTTCGGGCGACCCATGTATAAGGCTTACCCTTTGACTTGCCTTTGTTCTGCTCGCGCTGTAGCAGCAATCCGGTGGAGACGTGGATTGGGTCTGTGCTGTTACCGGCAATGATGTCATCCACACGGGCTAGGAACTCTTTGCCTTTCTCAGTGGCATCAGCAAACCGTCGGTTTACCTTCACGTCCATGACGACTCTTTCACCATCCTTGCGGACATTTTCAGCCCATGCGCCGATGTGAAACTGGTTTACTGCTCTCGGCGTGTCAGCCGATACGTAATCTGTGCCGATTTTGGGATGCCCGTAAGGGCACTGCCGCCCCTCCATCGACTGAAAGCTTTTGTTAATTTCGCTAGCTGGATATAAGCCTCCATTCATCACAACGTCATCAACGACAGGCACAACGCCGCGAATGACGATATGCTCATCACCATCAATGGTTTCAGTTGAGATATTAGAGGAGTTAATAGCCAGCGATTTAACATGAATACTAGAAAGACTCATGTAGTGGCCTCTTGATTGTGAATTTTAGTCTGTTGACCAGTTCTTCCGCTCAGTACTTAAGCGGTCGATAATTCCTTTGTTGTAAATAGTCCCATCGTCATTTAGCAATACAGGTTGTGTCGCGCAGTAGCAGTTAAATCTATTTCCACCTTCGGCATAAAACGCTTCAACCTCTTCAACGGTATAGATCCTCCCGTGTCGCGCTGCATGCCAGCTTCTTGTAGTAGGCTTTAGTGCTGATAGCCATAACAATCCTGTTTTTAACCCCAGAGATTCGCTAGCCCACAACGTTTCATTCCAGTTTGCACGGCGTAACGCACCGACCTGTTCCGTCTGAGCCATGCGCTTTGCGTTGGACATTGATACATCTAATCGCTTGCTGATTATCCTTGCTGCTTCTCTTGGATTAATCCCTCTTGCTATCGATGTGCCAATAATATTCGACAGATCAGCTCTAGCTGCATCAGAAATACCTTTCCAATCGCTATAAGTGGATATGAATGCTGACGCTATCTGGTTCTGGTATGCGGGTTGTGACATCAGGTAAGTAAGCGTAGTTTGTGATGCGTATACTTCTGATTGCAATGACAAGTTAGTATAGGCGTTTAACGTGCCTCGCTCATACTCATCTGACACATAGCCAAACGCCCATAATTTCTCATCACCACCGTCTAATAGGTGCTCATCAAGTATTGACTGCAGTCTTTCAAGAAACTTAGCGTATTCAGCAGGTCTCTCAGCTAGATCATAAGAGTAAACGCCAGCGTTAACCCTGATAAGTGAATCCGGTTCATTATGTGCGTTTTTGGCGAGAATATAGCTGTGTAGTGAGTTCTGGTTTCGTTCTCTGCCAGTAAATGACAGGTCGAATAGCTGCTTGAGTGCTTTCTTTATTTCGTAATATCGGTTATCAATATCACGAAACATCTTTCTAACTTGCCGACCTGATTGTGTTGGGTCAGACTTATTCCTTGGTATTATCGGCGACCCTATCTTTTGATTCTTCATCATCAATTAATGGATCTCCTTTTTTACCTTCTTCTGGCGAAGTGGTGTTATCAAACTCTTTTAATGTCGGATATTCACCTAATGCCCTGATTTCATTTTCCATCAACACTGAATAGCCAAATGATGCCTGTGTTTTTTGTGCAACATCAGCAGCTTTACTCATATTATCTAGCTTTTCAGACTGGCTTGGAGCGAGCAAATCAGACCAGCTAACTGTTATTTCTTCCCTTGATTCAATCGCACCAAGTGTCCAGAAACGTGACACCACTGACTCGATCACTGATCTCAGAAAGTTATTGCGACGTGACATGCGCGTTCTAGCCCAATCTTTCATATCCTCAGTTGAAGCTCTCTCGCCAGTAATCTGACCAACTAGCACTTTAACTGGCATATTGATAGAAGCTGCAAATTTAGCTAATGACGTTCTGAAGGATGGCTCTGGGTCTGCTGGAGCAACTGATAAAACACTTGCAGAGCCTTCTTGCATCATTACTGAAGCATCAATACTTTCATTCAGGCGACGAACTTGCTCATCAAGCGCATCAGCAAGCCCTTCCATATTGGTGCCTAATGCTTCAGCTAGGCGCTGGAAGTCAGTTTCTTTACTGAATGCATAGTTCAATTGTCTACTTGCATTTTTCAGGAAACCTTCAGCGCTACCACCTGATACTTTTTCAATATCAAGTAGATCGTTGTACCCTTTCTTTAGAAGCGGGGTTCCAGATGTTAATTTCCCATCCCCAGAACCTTCTGCAAGGATTATCACCCGGTCTGGATGTATATCAATAATTCTACCTGGTGAGCTGTCTTTATCATTTCCAACTTGCATTTCAGTAAATGAATACATTGTTGGGAAGCCGTAACTTTCACTGTTTGTATCCTCATCCCATGACTTAGGTTCAATCTGGGCTTCCCATGCAGGTATTAACCGAACAATTGACTTATCACCAATTCTTTTAACTACTGTCGTATCAACTGGTTCTTTCCAGTCTTTACCGTCTCTTAATTGAATAATTAACCCAGAGTACCGACCTATTAAGTTTCGCTTATCTGCTTCCTTAATCTGCTCCCAGTGTGATTTGAGAAGCTTGTTCAGCTTGTTATCCCAATCAGTAGAGCCGTCTTGGTCTGCCTCTTCGTTACCTTCGAATATTTCTGGAATATCAACCCAACAATCAGAGACATACCGATCTACTGCCGCACCACCAAGAGCGGTACGATCATAAGCATTATAGAAATCATTAAACGTCAGCACTTCTGGATAACCAAACTCACGCCAGATACGTGGTCGTTTTGCATTACTCATTCCAATACCGCCAGAAACATAGTCCATTCTTGCTTTAGCAACTGCCTTGATAGCGTTATTAACCGCTAATGACAGCTTTTGTTGATTCTCTTCCATTATCGCCCTCATTAACGTTTGCGAACTAACATGCCAACATGAGCCTTCTTGTTTCTTCTGCTCACTGCAAAATACCTAAATCCGTCAGCATCATGTGACGTGTAATCATGAAGTGGTTTATCTTTCCAGCACCCGCGTTTGTCATCCCACTCTTTGCGATACCCCTCAAGATGAGTAATACCTTCGCTACATTTATGCTCATCAAACACGCAAATAGGAAGGATTTCACGCACTGCCTCAATGCCCTCATCAATGGAAAGTTTCGGCACCACTTCAAATCGCATTGAATAGTTTTCACCGTCGATTTCGTACCCTTCACGCGCTAATTCACGCCGTGATTTCGCATCTGAACCAAACTCACGGTTATCGATATCATGAGGGCCATTATGACTTGCATATGTGTAGCCTTTGTCTTTCAACACTTTCATGTAGTGCCTTAGACCTTCACCACTGTTTGAGTAGTGATCAATGACGTGGAATTCCTCACCAACCTCGCGAATAAACCAAATTGACGTTGAGTCACCCACACCAATATCCCAATACGTGTGAACCGGTAAGTGTGAGTTATCAGGAAGTGTGCCAATGCGTTTATTTTCATATAGAAAGCGGAATTGCTTAGCGTAGTAAGCACCTTCAACCGATTGCTGGAATGCCTCAGACGGTATTGACGGATATTCCCGCTTCATATCGTCGCCAAGTGTTTTCTCTTTGGCGTAATACCATGCTTTCTGACGCTCGTTTAATGGAACACCATGTTTACTTGATATCTCATCAAAATAATCGACTAATCGCTGCGGCAATTGCTCCACAGGATCGATTGCATATTCAGGGTTCTTCCACCACGAGAAGAAAAAGAATTTCCAGTCTAGATTAGAGAGCGTCTTACTCTGAATTTGTGCCTTCTCAGCAGACTGGCAGTAATCATAAAAATAACCTGCTCGACCTTCCGCTGTGCTTTCAAGTGTTATTCTTCCACCCAAAGGAACAGCCTCAAAAGCACCAGTAACAATTTCTTTGGCTTTATCTGGGTACTTTGCACATATTTTACCGAACTCAGACACATGCAAGCTGTAAAGTGTCCCTCCCCGAAACGATGTAGAGACAGTCACACTGCCACCTTTAGAAAATACATATTCACTTGTCGTTTCTTTAGTTAGCGGGTTGGCCTGCTTAATATCATCAGGAAGCAATCGATATGCATATTGCGTCTTGTTACGAAAAAGCCTCTCTGCGTCAGGTAAAGAGTGGGCTATTAAAGCGCATTCTTTTTTGTGAAATATTGCAAGATCAAGCTGAATGATGCACACCTCTGTTGTGAACCCAAGCTGTCTCGCTTTCAAAATTATATTTCGGTCATGCATTCCATCGAAATACTCCAACTGCTCAGGAGTCATTTTAAATGTTACACACTGCCCGTTTTTATCTTTAATTTTATAAAGATTATTTAGACGCCAGACTCTGTTTTTCAGTAGCTGTCTTTGTTTTTTAGTTAACATAGAAGCTCCCTACAGGTCTTCATCTCCTATTTCATCCATCAGCGAAGCAACGGAACTAACAGATAGCCCCCCAGAGTGCTCTACCTTGTCTTTGAACGCCTGAACTTTGACGTGCTTACCGAGTAGCTCAATGTTCTTCACTTTGTCAGGCCATTTGATTTTTTTCATGACGCCGACTAAATTACGCTCACCATCTTTAGACTCGAACATTTCAGCTAAGTCCATGCCACTTAATGATGTGCGCCAAACTTTTGGCCATTCATGAATAGGTTTAATGCCTCCGTTATCATGAAGGATATCCAGAACGTCCATTTGGTCTATTTCAACAAGCCTATTGAGAACGTAATCAGCAGTTATCTCTAATCGCTCACTGCGATCATTCATTAGTTCCTGAATTCGTTTTTCAATGTCAGGTTTTGTCAGGTTTTCATTCCCAACACTTCGTGCAGTTTTTTCGCTGTACCCCGCACGAATAGCCGCCTGTGTAGCGTTCAAGTCAACGAGGTACTCACGACAAAACATTTCCTGTTTATCGGTGAGTGCCATATCCATTCCTTTAAATTTCTTTAAACACAATTTCTTTCTTGTAGCAGAGCTTCACTAACCAAGTGCTGTTAATTAAAGCGCCGATAATAAACAATGGGTACATGTAACGGCGCAGTGTCATTTTGTAATGCAGTGTTCCTGTTTTCATATTCCACCCAATAAAAAAGGCCACTAGGGCCTATTCACCTACAAATAATAATTTTGGTTGAGTGAGTGAAAGTATTTGCTCATATTCCAATTGCAATGCTTTCTTCTCTTTCTTCCGCTTATTCATTAACTGGCTACCGAGGCGACCTTTCAATTCTGATTTAGCCGCTTTTAATGCATGACGATGTTGAGCCTCTTCGCCTAAATCTTTCCAGCGATTCATTTGCTCATGCATCCAGTTAAATGCTTGGATAAATTTTATCTTAATAAGCATCGCTGCTTTTCCTGTGAAACTCATCACCAGAAGCATATAGCCGTCTTTCGATAGTTTATACATTGGCTGGATATCACCATTTTTATCAATGTAATCAGTGGGCTCAAAATTGAGCTCAGCAAATTCCTCAGGGCAATCGTTGATTGTTTGCTTTATTTTCCTCAGTACATTCTTGTGTGTTTTACCAAAATACTCTGCAATCTTTTTGCTAGTCGTAAACACTTGACCATCAGATGCCATAACCATTTGTTGAAAATTAAATTCAGGGATAACCACTGTATTAGTCATAACGTATTACCTTCATTTGAAATGAACCCTCGTTCACATAGAAAATCAGCCCGTCGAAGCTCGCCAGCTATAACTGACTTCCTCGAAGGCTCATATCAAAGTGATTGGATTCGACGTTTTTGAATTGCTCTGTGAATGAGCGGTGAAATGCTTAGAGTTCGCAACCATCATCACGTATCACCACGTTAATCAAGTTGCTTCTAGTCTGTTCCTGGCAGTCAAGATAGTGATCACTCTTCTATTGGCGGAATTGCATCCATAAAAAAGCCCCGCTATTGCGAGGCATAATTAAGATTTTCTTTACTTTGTGGCTAAGGTCACTAGATCAATAAAGTCCTGACAGAACTCTAACCTGTGTCCGTGATCATCCACGAAGTTATATTTCTTAAAATGTTCTAATATTTCCTCGGGACTTTTCCCGTTAATAGGAGATTTAGAAATTGAATCGCGTTCCTGTTTCATCTTCAAACCTTCAATCAGTTGGTTATGATCAAGCCACTCAAACTTTGGAAGTAGCATTCCATAGTGGCAGTGTTTATCAGTACTTAAATGTTCCATCAAAGCTCCATCAAGGCCTAATGAATGCAAGTTCGAAAGGTCAATACCTTGATGTGAATATTAAAAAAGCTGGCTACAAATACCGTCAAATTAGCTAACTAGTTAAAGCGGGGACATCCTCGCTTTTTCAATTTCTCGTATTGCTTTCTTGTTGGGCTTTTAGTAAAGATTTTTCAGTGTCACTCTTTATTGCAGCTTTGATTATCGAAGCAATAGCAAAGAATGTAGCAAGTACGAACCAGCCAGAATATGCAGCAAAAGTTACATAAGCCACATCGGTTAATACATCATAAGTTCGCCACGCTATAGACTGGTGTTTGTGGTTTTTTGCGAATTTCTCTTTATCAACGAAGATAAGTAATATCCCCATGACAGCAAATAGCCACCCTGTGAAATACCCGATATTAGTTAGCCCTTCATTGTTCAGAGTCAACCCAAAATAAAGTGATGCAGCAACCACCACATCAATAAGAATTGCTAACAGCCTAGCCCTCATCGTAAACACTCCGTTTTAATGTAATTCTGCAAATACAAAGTTTGCTGTTCGTTCTCGACTATCATTTCTCTGAGACGTAGATAATCTTGTTCAACTGCTTTGTTAAGTCGTGCGGTGGCTTCATCGCTTCCGCTTTCGGTGGAATTCTTGGTGACTGTTGGACACTCGGCTTTGACGTACACCCGCTTATTGCCAGAGCTAACAGCGTCGCGAAGAGTATTGATTTCATTATTTGCACTGGCTAACTCCTGTGAGTGACGAATATCGAGTTGGTTTAATCGAGTGATACGGGCTTGGTAGTCTTTGTTGATGTTGATTTGTTGTGATAACTGATTGGTTGCTGTGTTGTAATCTTTGCTTAACTTGTCGTAATCATCCATCACCCACCACAGCCAGAATGCAGATATTGCCAGTAGACCAGCTAATACCTTAGTTAGCGTATTCATGCTGGATATGTCTTATGAGTTAATTGGAAGTGAGGGCCATCTTTAAATGTTTTCCAGTTACCGCCCCATTCGATATCAACGCTTAACTCTTTCGCAGCTTGCATCATGGCATCAGCTACTTTTTTAAAGTATGACCAATCGCTCCAAGGGATCTGATTATTTACCAGCGGAGCACAATCAACAGCGTGGCCAGTTAAGTGACGACTATTCATCGTTTGACTTTTACCACTTGCAACTAATTGTCGCTGTCGAGCTTCGTTGCGCTTACCTTCAATCACCATAAAATCAATATCGGTAATTTCTAATGCTCGATGTACTACCTTAACCAAATCAGGATGAACGCCACGGAGATTTTCTTCGCTACGTCTACTTAATCTAAACTTACTCACTTCCTGCCTCCTGTAAATTTATCCCAGAAGAAGTCCAATGCTAAAGAGCCGGCAGAACCACATAAGCCAGCCGTAAATAACGTGTAATAGAATGAGGCGTTAAGCTCTATTGATATAAGACCGCCCATCATTCCAGCAAAGCCAGATACGAACATTTGCATAATTGCCCCTACCCAACTCCACCGATACCCGTTACGTTTATTGTCAATAATGTATCTAGCCAATCCGCCGTATAGGGATATAGCGAATATGACACCCCATGCGGTGGCACTGAATTTGTCTTTCTCGTCCATTCGTGTCATACCGCCTCCTTTTTGGAGGAATTAGTTAATAGAACGCCGACTCACAGCTCTTGTGTGAATGTGAGGTGTTGTGATTGATTCTGTGGTCGGCATATACGAAAAAAGACCGCCTAAGCGATCTTCTGAATGAGTTGTTCGGAATAACCGAACATGTGAACTATCCGGAATTTCCGGAGAGTTGAACTTGTAAGGATTGCTTACAGGTTGCTATTCCCTCGAATTCGGGGGAATTAAAATAGAAAGGGACACCAGATGATGTTTTGATCGACGGATATCTGGTGCCACTAATCACACAACCCTCCAAAATGAAGAGTGTGCTAGATAGCAAAAAACCCCGCCGAAGCGAGGTCTTGAATGAGGTAAGTAAACTTAAGAGTCACGTAAAGCAACTTACCCTATAATTGTTGTCCATTTGTCCATTAATGTCAATAGCAAAGCTCAGCTATTTTCTTTACTTTATCTACACGTTTGCGATTATTCATTGCATTTCGCAGAGGTTCGTACAATAACCACTGAGCAGCTTTGAGTTTTTCGTCAACTTCTCTCCTGCAAGTTCTATGAGATGGCTTGGCGTACTTATTCCCTCCTCTCGTTTGCATTTTGCGTGGTTTTGCAACTCGGTGATAGTAAGATGCAATCGACAACTTAGATGAGCCATGAGCGTAATAACTTAGTAATATTCCATAAGCCTTTGTGTCGGTGGCGATGACTGAATCTACGACCTGAGAAATCAACATTCCTTCATCGTCATTGCACATAGGTCTTGATGGGTTTTTACTTGGCTCTACTGTTTGCATGAATTTATAAATCATGTTGATCATGCGAATATCAATACGACCAGAATATACCCACGCCCCCCACAGATTTAACCAACCATCTAGCCAGCGAAACTGCTCATCCGTTAATTCCCTTTCTCCGATATAGCTCATCTCGCCTCCGGTAATACTGTGTGATGTCTATCGCAACCTACCGAGTACATGATCCGGTTCCCAAACTGCTTTGCTTGGGTTGTTTCAACTATCCTCATGAAGCCATTGTTAAGCTGGATAACAGATAAATAACGCTTTGGTTTATTTCCTGTTCGTTCTGTCAACGCCCTAAACCTGCATTCTTCAATAGCTGCGATTAAGTCAGTGAACATCATCTATCTCCCATATCGTGATATCTAATGAGCCATTAGCAACCTTTTCACCTCGACGGATCCGCATATCATCAATTTGGCTATCATCGCCCCAAAATTCGGCATGAGTTAACGAATCGAAAACCGCTTTAGGCAAGTTATCGAGGTCTCTTTGTCGTTTATCTGGTGGATTTGCAGTGATGGCTATTTTGATGCGGGAAGTGGTTTTGACGTCTAGGTTATGTTGCTTGATGTAATCTGTTACTTGCTTTCGGTAGTTGGTGCCTTTGGTTGAGATGTAATGCCGCCCTCTACAATGCCGCCAGTACGTATTATTGCTCGGTGGCCACGGCAGCTTTAAGTGATACTCGCTCATGCCTTAATCTTACCCTCCTTGATGAGAATATCCTGAGTACGAATAACACCCTCTAAATGACATTGCTTTGCGTATTCCGCGTCAGTAATTCGTGTTCTTCGGTCTATTTCATCGTGACAAGCGCTACATGCCCAAGCACCAAAAATATCATTAGGTTTTATTCCGGTACCGCAAATGCCAGACATTCGATAATGAGCTAAGACGACAGTTTCAGAATTGCCATTACAGACACCAGGTATTCTTATTTGACATTCACGACCTCGAGCTTCTTTGCGTAACTTCGCCATCTCCTTCCCCTTTGATTTTTTCCATCACTTCCAAATGAGCGTATTCATCAGCACACTTGCTACACACGTAAATTTCATCATCCGTTAGTGGTCTATTGCATGACATGCAGTTCATTGCGAACTCCTTTGAGTAACGAGTCTATTTTCATCAACATCGGATTACCCATGCCTGCCGTGTTTGCCTTATCGACAAATGACAATCCACACATAAAATCATCCAGCACTTTTCTAGGCTTCTTTGCTTCAACTTTCTTTGCTTTTGGGAAAAGTGGAAGGTTAGCCAGTCGCTCTTTTTCAAACTGACTTCTCAGTCGAGTGATTGCATCGTCTGTAACGGCATAGTTATTAATTGGGCGAGTGCGTTTACGGCTCTTTGTTTCAACATACTCTACACACTTAAATGCAAGTAACTTTCTCAGAATCGTTCCTACCCTTGCAGGTGTTAAACCTGTTACTCGTGAAATGGTGTTGTGATTAAATGAGATAAATTCACGACCAACAACTATCACTCTCGCATAAGTCCCGTATTGTTCTTCAGTCATTTTCCAGCCTCCAACTCAATAGCCCGCTTTGCCGATGCTAACACTTCGCATAAGTCTTGCTCTTTGTCTTTATGCCCTCTTAATCCAGCGCAGAGAGCTTTTTTAATTAAATGCTGTAATGCTGGGTTGGTTACTTCAAAGGCTTTTAAAACGTCATACACATCGATTGTTATACCTTTACATGGTCTGTCGTATTTACTCATTTTGTTTCCTTTTTAATTCCATATATTGAGAGTTATCAGGTATCGTCACGAAACAATTTATACCTACCGCCCAGCGTTCAACCTGCCCCATGAAGTGGAACATTTCACCTGTATCAAGTTTTGATGTTTTCCGAAGTGACCTTACGCGCTCTGTAAGCTGTGTAGTAACATCAACCATATCGACCACCTCATAACCTAGGAACGAGTGCTTAAGCATTTCCTTAACGGTCTCTGGTGTGTAATTGGCATTGTTCTTACATAGATATTTGCTTATCTCTGAGCACCACAAATGGAAAGTGGAATTTTGAGATAGTGAGCGCTTGTTTTTCCAAGGCTTGATAATGATTCGGTGTGGTTGGTTTGTTGCTAGAACTTCTTTGAGGTGTTGCCATGCGGTATTTTTGGTTGATTCGTGGAAGAGAAAATCTGCTTCCAAGTTAGCCTCCTATTCATCGTCACCTTTTGGCTCTCGATAAATTACAATAACAAGTCCGTGTTTTGTTGTGACCCTTACCATTTGACTTTCATTTATTTTATCAAGCTCATAAGCCTCATAAAATTCAGCTATTGCAGCCTTCTTTCGTTCTTTTGACTTACGCTTGAAAAGCTTTCTGAATATCAAACTTGCGAACCAGCAAAACGCTTGTGTAACAATCCACACGTAGCCCATCATTGATAACGTGGCTACTATCCATTTGTATGTTTCATCACTCACTGTTAGCTCTCCTGTTCCAATCTCTAACTAATAACTCACGCTGTTCATCTGACGCTGGAACTTGAATAACGCTACCTGTTTCAAATATACAATCATCATCATGTTCAGCTTCTAGAAAGTGCCAACTTCGTGTACTTCTGATGCTTGCATCACATCCGCAAAAAGGGCATTTCTTGAGTTCGTTCATGCTATTTCTCCTGAAGGCGCTTGATTGACTCTACTTCTGCAAGCGTCAGACTATCGACTGAATATGGATTGTTGAAATAAACCGTCGCCTCTTTGAATGCCGTAGGAAAACCAGCTACTAGCGTCCCAATAACAACAATCGGGATAAATAAAATAACTAATAACCACTTGTCCATGTAGCACTCTAGCGAGTTCCATTCATCCACTTTTGAATGTTGATAAAATGACAATCTACGAGTTGGAAATAGCTTATTGTGAACTTTGCGTTTTATCTTCATCATTCACCCTCTGGCATTGTTATGTCTCTTAAGTACATATAGTGAGTGACTCTATGTATTGACTCCCAATTGCTATCATTCCCATAATCGCTAAATTCAAAAAAACGATAAGACTCTGCGCAATCAATCATCTCCATGAAATATGTTACAGTTCTAATTTTACAATCGACAATAATTAGTAATGGCTCGCCTATTTTTGGCAATCTCTCACTCACCTTAACCCAATTAGCTCCCTGCATTAGATGCCTCCTGCTGGCTTGAGGTAATCTTTAACTGATTACTTTCAAGCCTAAATAGTCTCGTCATAACTTTTTCACAACGATACGGCTTATGCATTTTTCGATTGCGATCCGCTGTCTTTTTCCCACCTCTCACATATCTACGCTTACGCATCATTGCTTCATCAGCGTAGAGCCACATCAGTTTTTTAAGTTCTGTTCCTTTCATCACTCAACACCTCTCTTAAAGTAGGTTACATTCTGTTAAAAATCCCTGAGTTAGAAACCTTTAGATACGCCCTTCCTCTTGGGAAGCATCGATTAAGTTTTCGATCCAAATTGTGCGTCTTGCTTTTTGGTTTGGCGCCATCAAAATAGAATAGTTTTACTTCTCGTGATTGCTGCTTATCGAGTAGTAATTCATAGTTTTTAAAACACTCATTGGATGCTGAATAGTCATAACCCTTGTGAAACAATATTCCTTTCATCTAAAAATCCTCACGATTCCCACTCATAGCCGACTTTAATTGCCTTGGCTTGCTCTAAGGTATTAGTCATTACTTTTGTGTTTGAAATATCACCCCAGCAATCACACTCAACTGGCGTTAGGTAATATTCATTTTCTGTTCCATCATCCGATTTGTAAGTGTGACGAACCGGATCACCTAATACCTTGGTGACAGTGCTTTTTAATAAGTTCATCTAAAAATCCTCTTGCGTGTTAAACGTTGGCACCTTGGAATCGGCGTTGTTGTGGTCTGCTACTTTGTTGACAAATGCTAGATGCTTGCGCCTGATCGGTGTCAAGAAAGTGACCATTTTTGAACAATTGATAAACTGTACCCAATTTCCCAAATCGGTTTTTTGTCACAATTATTTCTGCGTAAGCTGCTGCGGGGGAGTTCTCATTATAGACCGCATCACGGTAAAGCATGATGATGCTATCTGCATCTTGCTCTACACTTCCTGAGTCTCTTAAATCCGCATTGGTAGGTCGTTTGTTCGGTCTCTTTTCAACATCACGAGATAGCTGACTTAGTGAAATAACAGGCGTTCTGATGTTTTTAGCTAGCCCTTTCAACGTTGCTGAAATATGAGCAATAGCCAAGTCGTTACGCTCTGCGCGAGGTTTCTCAATCAACCCTAAGTAATCGACCATGATCAACGATAATTCGGGATGACGCTTCTTGTGTCTTGTTGAAATTGCAGTGATTTGTTCAACGGTTAATTTGCTGGCATCGACAACCCAGACATTCAGACCAAGTAAATTACCTGCACCCATAGATACCCTTCCCCAATCTTCGTCACTCATACGAGATGGGTTTCTCAATGCGCTAACAGATAGATTTGCGGATCCTGCAATCTGACGCTCTACGATTTGCTGAGAGTCCATTTCCATCGAGAAAATTAAAACGCCTTTCTTGGTGTCAGATCCGATAACATTTTGAGAGGCAACACCTTCTGTAATTTTCAGCGCGATTTCTGTTTTACCCATTCCTGGTCTAGCGGCGATAATGACTAAATCAACAGGGTTGATGCCTCCCATAATTTCATCTAATTCGCGGATCCCCGTTTTTAGTGTGTCCGACTCCTCGCCTTTGTTAACACGTTCTTGTAAAACTTCCGTGTAATCTTCGATTAACGATGACACATGGACTGGTGCGATATCACCTTTCGAAGAATGCATATCAGATGCCTGAGCAAGAAAACTTTCCATTGCCTCACTGGCTTGCTCAATAGTTCCGTTCTCAATCACACCACGCACAGAATCCATTAACTGGATCATAGCTCTACGGTTATGATTATCGGTCACCATCTTGGCATAGCCTTTTAGATTGGCTGCGCTAGGGCAATCCTTGGCTGTTTGAATGATGTTTGCTAGGTGTTCACTTCCCATTCCTTCAGCAACCATCATCATATCGATGACACCGCGAGACTTGGCTTGTTTTTGAATAACTTGATAGGCTTCTCGATAGAACCTAACTGAAAATGATTCAGGCTCTAAAGTGGCCAAAACATCCGAGGCATCAGGTGTTAACCCTGAAATTAACAAACCGCCAATAACACTTGCTTCAAATTCCGTATTGATCACTTAAAACCCCCTGTCAGCAAATTTACCTTCTCGAACACCCGTCAACGTTGTTTCTCTTAGCAGATAATCAATATCAGCCGTCCAGCCTGTGTCGTTTTCACCAAAATAAAATGGCTTAGCCATCCGCACAAAGGCTCTAACGTAAGCTCTCCAACCATCAACATTTGCCGTTGCAAGGTTTTTGATTATCTTCCTGATCCGTGTTTTACGTTTCTCGTTAGCTTCCACAGCATGAGGTAGTCTGTCACCAACTTCCTCGTTGTAGGCATTGAGATATTCATCGTAGTTAATTGGAGTTGATTTTCTCTTGGTAGGTTTTACCGATTCTCCCCCTTTCACCTCGTGAGGGGTAAGGGGTGTATTACTTTCTTTCTTTTCTTTTGTAATAGTTTCTTTTGTGTTTAGCTGACTTGGCTTATGTGAATTAGCCGTTTTAGCTAATGTTTTATTAGCTGACTTAGCTAATGTTTCGCTAACTTGGCTAATATTGAAATTCCACTCAGTAAAATCTTTGTTAATTCCAATTTTATTACCTGATGAAATAACAATATTCATAGCAATCATTTCATTCTTCGCTTTGCAAACATGAGTATGATGAATACCTGTCATTTCAGCTATTTGAGTGTTTGTAATACGGTCTAACTTTTTGCCGAAGCCGTATGTCTTTCTGATGATCGCCATAACGACTTTTAGTTGTCTTGCTGTTAAATCTGCACACATAACAGCTTCAAATAGGTCGTTGGCTATTCTTGTGTAACCATCTTCAAGATTTGCCACTGTTGACCTCTCTTGCCGTCGTTGATTACCAAAGTCAGCGTATGCAACATTACTATTCATCGCCCTCACCTCCTAGTACCTGCTGACGATGTTCAGTGCGTATTTTTGCATCCTCGAGTATTTCTCTGAGACGCTTAACACCATCTTTAGTTACTAAACGATATTCACGAACTCTAGCGTTGTTTTTATGCACAGCACTATGATTAAATCGTTGTTTCATGGTATAATTCCCTTATTCATAAGCTGTATCAGCAAAAGGAAAGCTCAAAATCAGCTTCCCTTTAATACTGGTTATTGATACAGTGTATTTGTTAGTTGAACAGCCCTAATTGTTCTTCTCTAAAGGCCTCAGTTGTTCCCGCAATTGAGGCTTTTTCATATGCATGAACTTGAAGTTTTAATCTCGATAGTTCAGCCATATTTTCTAAATAGAGTTTGTAGTCTGATTCCCTGATAACTTTCTCGCCTTCCCTTACAAAACCAACCACACGACGTGTAGCAAGCATTTCGCATACACCATCAATAGATTGAATTCTTCTTGAGATAGTCGAGTCTGAGCGTGATGTGGCTTGTGCAATTTCTCGCTGATCACCATCACGTAATATTTGAAGTGCGTTACTAACTAAATGACGTGTTCTAAATTCAATAGCTCGTTTGTCACGAACTGTTTTGCATGTGTTTCCGTATTCCATTTGTTAAATTCCTTCTTAGATTACTTCCCGTTAGAGAACAGCAGTAATGATCCGTGGCTCATTCCATACGAGCTGGTATTGATATGTTCCACAGTGGCGGAACCTAGATTGTTAAAAGAGCGATTAAAACTAAGCAGCAAGTAATTTTTTCTGGCTAACTGATAGTAAGTATTCAGCTTTTACTTTCCCTTTTGATAGGGATTGGATTGTTTTTGCATAATTGGTTTTTCCAAAGAATTCTGTTTTTGGTAGAAAACCATTGTTAATCCATTTGTAAACCGCTCTCTCACTTACTCCACATGCTTTTGCTACTTTTGCAACGCCAATGTCAGTAATTGGCTTACGTAAATCATCCATAAAAATCTCCATTATCGTACTTTCAGTACACATTATCTCCGTACTGAAAGTCTTTTGCAAGAAGTTTATAATTGAACTCATGGTACAAGCAGAAAAAGTGCGGAATGATTTTTCCCGAAGGCTAGCACAGGCCTGTAAAGATGCGGGATTAAATGAACACGGCAGAGGGGCTGAGATAGTCAAAGCCCTTGGTGTCTCATCTAAGGCTGTTAGTAAATGGTTTAATGGGGAGTCTTTACCGCGGCAAGATAAAATGAATGCGTTGGCGAAATTCTTAAAATGCGATGTTATTTGGTTGCAGCATGGTAATGAAAATGTAAATAACGCCAATGTAAGTAACCCAAGACCTTATCGACCAGCTCCTAAGTACCCTGTTATTAGCTTTGTTCAGGCGGGTAATTGGACTGAAGCTTGTGAGCCATATACGTTGAGTGAGATCGATGAGTGGTACGAATCAGAGGTGGCTGTTCAAGGTTCCGCTTTTTGGTTGAAGGTTGAAGGTGACTCAATGACAGCCCCTATGGGCGTAAGCATCCCAGAGGGATGTCTAGTTTTAGTCGATACTGGTAGAGAACCTATAAATGGGAGTTTGGTGATAGCCAAGCTTACTGATACGAATGAAGCAACATTCAAAAAACTTGTTTTGGATGGAGCTAAATATCTTAAAGCGTTAAACCCAGCCTATCCCGCCATTACTATAAATGGTAACTGTAAAATTATTGGTGTTGTAGTTCAGATGATGATGCGATTTGTGTAACACAATGGCCTGACGACACGTTTTAATAATCTTATTTTAACCGATAGATGGCTATAAACATAACTACGATAAGTCCAATGCAAATAGCCAATAGGTTTCCATACTGGCTTTGTAATACTGCATTCGCCTTTTCTAATTCAATGATTTTGGCTTCCAAGTTAGGCATAGGAACCTCGATAGTGGATGAAATAGTTAAGTGGATTATTGCAAATACTGAAAGGATTATATCAATCATTGCAATAATTGCATCATACTTTATTGGTGTTTATTCGAACAGACGCAACGACCTGCGCAAAGAGTTTAATTCAGTTGCAGACCCTATCTACATAAGGCTCATTAAAGCCAAGAAAGATCTAGATTTAGGGCTATGTGTTCACCGTTCTTTAGTTAATGAAAAAGAAATATTAAATCTTTCTATCCATATGAAAGAAAAGGAAAGAGAAAAACTGATAGTGGCTTATAAGGAGTTTTGTGATGCTGTATCAATGATTAAGTGGGATAAGTATCACAAACCAACTTTAGAAGACGATGTAAGACAGCAGATAGTAGAAAGCCTTAAGCCTCTTATAGACTTAACAAAACATAGATAACCCCAGCCCTCACCGCGAGGGCTTTTTTGTACCCCATCCCCTCCAAAGAAGTGATCTGCATTCCAATCTGAGATTTTTTTGAAAATAAATTCCTTTCAAATTCAAGAAAATAGAACTAATAGTTCGTAATTGAATAAATTATTCGTACTTTTGGTCTTGATTAATCCGTACTTATAGTTCAATATATAACTCATCGAAGGCAAGGAGCCATAGATAAACAGGATGTTCGCTCTTTTACAAATTAACTCCCGCCATTGTGGGAAAGTTTCAAAACTCCAAGTGAGTATTGGGATTGGTGAGTGCTAAGGCTGATTAGCGGAACTTAGCGGGTTCAGATGGGTAAAGCAGAAGTGTGCATTGTAAGACAAGCTGCGTAAATAGCTGGAAAGCACAGTTACCCAATAAATCCAGTGAAAATCATGACGTGTATCCTCCTGATGGAGTGGCAGCTAACACTGGAAATAGTCTAAGTAGGAGTTCAGTACCTACCACCAATCACCAATACTTACTAACCGAGGGTAAACCATGCAACAGATTACTTACTTACCGCGTACTGGTAAGACAAATTCAAAGATGCGCCGTTATATCGCTAGAGGTGAATTAATGGCTCGTAAAGCTTTAGAAGAAGCTAAGCGCGGTCGCACTACTGAGGAAATATGGGATTCGATCATTAAGCCAGTCGATGAAACAGATGTGCTGGCAAGTTTGGTGTTGAGTCTTAAATCAGCACCAGATACACGTAAAACATTAAAACTTAAAGATAAGCCGTGCGAGTTCGGGGTTACGGCGAGATAAATAGGAGAAGTAAGATGAAATTTGAAGATTTAACAGAAGCATCTCAAGAATCGGCTCGTGCGGTTCTATCAGCCATGCTAGTTGATAGTTATCGACGCAATTTTAAATTAACTCGTGATGATATTTTAGAATTAGGTCATGGAGTTAGAAAGGCATTTGTGACCTTGGAGAGTGAAGAACCAAAACCTGAAATGTGTGGTAGTGGTTCTATTGGTTGTGACTTTAGTAGTAAACAAGCCCCGTCCATCTAATTCTTTCAGTTTCAGTTACAAGAACTTTAGCATTAGCTCTAACTGATTGGGCTACTTGGAAGGCTGTGCTACTTACAGCTTCAATATCATAATCTCCATTGCAGTAATATTCAGCATCAGGGAGATCGTATACTACACCATTATCACCAGTTATTTGCTTTGAAAATCCGTAGCTTTCCATTAAATCATATAGATCCTGATAGTCTGAATAATTAGCATCAGGTAATTCTACTCTCACTATAAACATAGCCATTTAAATCATTCCTTATATTGACTGTGGAATAACCAATATATCAATTTTCCTTGACTGTGGAAAGTAAGGAACCACCTCGCCTGACGTGGTTAAAAGCAGGCACAAGTTAACTAATTACAGCCCATTCTGTGGGCTGTGGTGAGTTGATTAATAGATAGGAGTTGCAATGAAATGTAGCAACAAATATTGCCAAGATGGCATTGAGTTTATTTCCTGTTGTTCTGGTCGTGAATGTGGCTGCATGGGTCAACCAGTAGCAGCAACCAATTGCAAGGAATGCAATAAAGAGAACAGAGAGCCAACAGACGAACGAGTTATTCAGGAATTGCAACATCTTGAATGGCTTGGTGATTAATAGATAGGAGATAGAGATATGTGTGACTGTTTAAATCATGTAGAGAAAGAGTTAAAAGAGAAGTTTACAGCCCGTGTAAGTGAGGGTGGCGAAATATCTAACAGTGAAACCGGATGGGATAACCAAGTTATTGATTTCACATTTGGAAGAACTCTTGTGATGCTTAATTTTAAATTCGCCTACCGAGCAAAAAAGAAAAACGGTGAAATGGCGAAAAACCTAACCCGATTGGACACAAAAGTAAAAATGTCTCACTGCCCTTTCTGTGGCGTGAAATACGATAACTAGCATCGTGTTTAGTTAATAACGGAGGGGGTATGGCAGATAAAACAGGTGGAGCGGCTTTTCCAGCAAGCGGGCATCCAGATATGCAATTTGTAGCGCAGGAAGGTATGACGTTGCGAGACTATTTCGCAGCTCAATGTATGCAAGGTCACTGGGCTGCGGACAGATTCGACTACTGGGATTTCCCCCATGGTCGTGAAGATGAGTGTCTGGAGCGAGATGCGGCAATATTCTACCGCATGGCAGATGCGATGTTAAAGGCTAGGGGGTGATATGTGGGGAAAATGACATTCGTAGTTGAGTATGAAGATGGCAAGGAGCCGACTGTAAATGCTGGCACGGAGATACTAGGAGGTAAATTGTTATCGGTTGGATTTGGTGATTGCCATGACGGACTGTTAACTCAGGATGAAGTTAGCGCCTTAAATCACGCAATTAACTTTAACGATTTGAAAGAAACCTGCGAAGACTTTGAAGTCAATTATGACGAAGTTGTAGCAAAACTCTAAAACCCTCGGTCAGCAGTAACCCACCACACAAACACCAGATAACCACCCTATCGCTCACCTAGCGAGGTAACAATGAAAACTAACTATTACAGCGCTATGCGTGATTGCATGGCGGTGCGTATCACTACGCCTTTTTTACAACTCGCACGTCAGGCGGCAAGGATAGCCGTCTCAACTAATAACAAGGATGTCTGGCGGTTGGCGAGTCAACTACAGAAGATGGCTTACGGGAGGAAAGTATGTCACTGACTATACGTTACACCTATGCAGATATGACAAGTAGAAACCGAAATAATGGCACGGAAATAGCCTTTCAGAATCTTAACGATGTCAGCATTGAAACCGAATCATTCAGAGAACTTACTCAATATTACCAACCAGAACCGTCAGAAGTCGTTGATTACATCATTAATCAGTATGACGCAAAGTCACTCGCAGCAGCTATTCATCTCTCAGGACGAGGGGAGGTAGTCGCAAAGATACTCAATGAGTTGTATTTCAGGAGGGTTGCGTGACTCAGCATCAACAATGGCTAGAAGAATTACGCAGGAAGCGTAAAGAATCGCAGAAACGCGAACACGATGAATTTATGTACCAAACGGAAGTGTTAGGACGGCAGGGATTGCCAGTACCAATGAAAGACTTTCAAGGTGAATTTAATTAAGGAACTGTAATGAATATTTATATTGATATCGAAACCATACCATCACAAGACCCAGTGGTTAGACAGCAATTCATAGATGATGTAACCGCTCCGGGTAATTACAAAAAGCAAGAATCAATTGATGCGTGGCTAACTGAAAATCGTGAAATTGTCGGTGAAGAAAACTGGAAAAAAACAAGTTTTGATGGTGGTTTGGGTCATGTTTGCGTGATTGGCGTAGCAATTAATGGCGGAGAAACCAAAACTTTCTACGCGGAAGATTATCTAGCTAATGAAAAGAGAATCATCACTGATTTATTTGAGCTAATTGACGAAAATTACGACCCATCAAAAAACATACCACCTGTATTTATTGGTCATAACGTAGCTGAGTTTGATCTTAAATTCCTATTCCAACGCGCTGTTGTTCTTGGAGTTAAACCTCCGAGAGTGATCCCTTTCGGAGCTAGACCATGGGATAAAGCTATATTCGACACGATGACTGTATGGGCTGGTCATAATGGACGTGTATCGTTAGATAAGCTCTGCTCTGTTCTTGGCTTGGACGCTAAAGGCTCTGAAACAGGCGAGGATATAGACGGTAGTAAAGTTTGGGATTTTGTTAAGGACGGCAAAATTTCAGTTGTAGCAGAGTATTGCAAGGGAGATGTAGATAGAGTTAGAGCTATTCATAAACGTATGACATTTCAATTAACCGCCTAGTTTGGCGGTTTTTTATTGGAGGTAATTATGAGTAAAGAATTCTACAAAAAGATAGCCGGTATTCAGCAAAATTTAAAGGCCCCAAAGAACCTAAATAACTCATTCGGTAACTACGCATACAGGAGTTGCGAAGGAATTCTGGAATCAGTTAAGCCGTTACTAGATGGGTTAGTTTTAAGCATCACGGATGATGTGGTTGCTGTTGGCGACAGAATTTATGTCAAATCTACTGCGACTCTAACGGATGGAGAGCACTCTCACAGCGTGACAGCGATGGCAAGGGAGCCAATGTCAAAAAAAGGGATGGATGACGCTCAGGTAACAGGGGCAACTAGCTCTTATGCTCGTAAGTACTGCTTAAATGGACTTTTTGCAATTGACGATTCGAAGGATGCGGATAGTAACGAGCATAAACAGCAGGAAAGAAACTTTAATCCTGATGTTGTTTTGTCTGAGTTCGCTGGAAATGCGATGAATATTAGCAATATAAAAACACTAAAGGCTGAGTTTGGTAAAACATGGAAGTTACTTGATAACACACCAGAACAAGCAAAAGCGAAAGAAGTTTATGACATTAGGAAATCAGAGTTGGAGGCTGTTTAATGGCAACTAAAGGCGTGAATAAATGTATTCTCATTGGTCACTTGGGGCAAGACCCTGAAATCCGCTATATGCCATCAGGTGGCGCTGTTGCAAATCTCACATTGGCCACATCGGAATCGTGGCGTGATAAGCAGACTGGTGAGATGAAGGAGAAAACTGAGTGGCATCGAGTATGCATCTTCGGAAAATTAGCCGAAATTGCAGGTGAATATCTGAAAAAAGGAAGTCAGGTATATATCGAAGGTTCTCTGCAAACCAGAAAATGGCAAGACCAAAGCGGGCAAGACCGACACACAACGGAAGTAGTAGTCAATATTGGTGGAACAATGCAGATGCTAGGCGGTAACGGTGGTAATCAGGCAGGAAGCCAGAATCCACAGTCGCAAGGATGGGGTCAACCACAGCAACCGCAGAAGCCAGCACCACAAAATGAACCACCTCAAGATTGGGATGATCAAAAAATACCCTTCTAACCACCCTACCCGTTTAACCAAAGGATATAACCATGAGTATTGATTACGAGCCAAAGTTGATTGTTGGCACTGATATGGAAAAGGTAACTATTGATGAGGAGTCAATCGAATATTTACTGAATGACGACTACACACAACACGGGTCATACTTCAGTGGTCGATTTAGTTTTATTGGTAAAGAGGTGAGCGAAGAAGAAATTAAGAACCCTGATTTCGTGTATAGATATATATCACTCAAACACGAAGTAGCAAAGGAGTTAGACGTTACACCTGATGATATCACGCTAAGGAATGGCGTGTTAATCATGTAATTAATTAACGGACTCAGTGCAAGGATGCAAACAGGAGATAGATATGAAATTAAAAAGTGGTGCTACGTCATGCCATCATTGCGGTAATGATTATTCATTCTATGTAATTCATACAGCATCAGGTAGCACTAGTTATTTTTATGGTTTTAATGGTGATGATGCAGATAACACTCACCTGTGGGATGGGGTTAGGTTGAAGTCTAAAAGACGGCTTTTTGCAGTGAATGCCAGAGAAGCCTTGGTTCTGTTATGGAAGATTAACTCGCAGGGATGCAATAAGAGGAATGAATAATGGCAATAGTTCAGTTTTACATAGCTGACAGTAAAGATGAAGACCCATCAGAAATTACCAATAACCTCCGATATGAATTACCAGATGATCATAACTTCAATGCTGATGATGACGACTTTGAATTTTGCATTGAAGAATGTGCAGAATATCATCACGCTGACTGTGACGGGTGGGAAGATAAATGGCCGTTGTTATTCATGTTATGGATTGACGACCAATATCTTGGCACGTTTGAAGTTGAGCGTGAGTTTGACCCAGTATTTTCAGCTAATAAGGTGGAGTGATGAAATTAACAGAACGTCAAATTAGCACATTAAAAAATGTAGATAATGGATATGGTCAGTTAAGCAATAGTATATCAATTTTCTCACTGGAGAATAAAGGACTTATTAAACTTCACCCTAAAGATGGATGGAAATTAACAGAGTTAGGTATTGAAGAACTAAAAAGGTGGAATGATGGATATATTAGAAGAAGCATTTGAAGTCTGGTTTAAGAAGTCTCACGGTTATAGCCCATCAGTAGCGCCACCTGATAGTCATTTAATTGGCGTTAGGCGCATGGCATTTGAGGCTGGTTATAGAGCAGCTTTGATTGAATGCAAAGATATATTAATCAGCGACGAGGTGGAAATAAAAGATGAATGATAAATACAAAGCCGAACTAATTAACGGCAAACCAGTTATTCCATTAAATGGAAATTTGATTGAAAAAGGATTTATTTAATATTCAGATGCAGTAAAAAGAGCTAATAATTTAAATTCTAAATTCAAAGTAGCGCACACATATAAAATTAAATAACCATGCAAATAATCGGATATGTATTACTCATGCTAATACAGGGTTCCGCTGTGCCTGTAACGGAAGATATATACACGCAATCGGAATGCAATAAACGTGCTGAATATTTAATGTCAGTGAGAAATGTTGATGTTGTTTGTGGAGAGGTGATTCGTGGGAAGTAAGCGCATTAAAGTACCAAAGGATTTACTAGAGGAATTAGCTAACACTTATCAAGGGAAAATATATTATTTTATGGAGTGGCATAAAGGATTTTACGAAGAGGTAGGTTCTCCAGGTAGTAGAACTTACAACGAATACGTTGATAACTTTAACGCTGTGGCTGCCTTATTAGACTGGGATAAGATGGAGAAAATAAAATGAAAATTAAATTATTGAATAATGCAAGATACAAATCTTTAGCCAGCCTAAAATACCCCATAATTGTTTTAGGCTCTAAGCATGGTGACATGATAGAGGTTAAAGGCGACCAATTTCATCTTGGCGACCGCAGAGATACTTTTTTATTTGTAGTAGGAACTGAATGCGAGGTTATTCATGAATAAATACACCGAACTATCTGACTTCGAGATTAATAAAAAGGTTGCTGAGAATCTTAAATTAAACACAATTTCATATGAACGCACTGAAATAGTTTTGTTTGATGATATGGATGCAACGCCTTTCGACCCTTGCAACAACCCTGCTAACGCAATGCCGATTATTATTGAGAATAAAATATGCATGAATTATATAGATAACGATATTGGTTGGTGTGCATATCATTTTGATGAAGGGAAAGGTGAGTTGGAAATTTACGATAAAAACTATTATCGCGCAGCTATGACTTGCTTTTTGATTATGAAGGGTGCGGAGAATGAAGGCTGACTACGGAGGTAGCTATACACCAAAGGAATTGCGTGATAGATGGCAAACTCCCCTACCTTTATTCACAGCATTGGACGCTGAATTTGGTTTCTATTTAGATGCCGCTGCCGATAAAGATAATGCTCTCTGTTCTTATTATCTAACCGAAAAAGACGACTCGTTAAATTGCGACTGGGAAAGCTATGGTGCTATTTGGATTAATCCTCCCTATTCAGATATTCAACCTTGGATTAATAAAGCCGCCGAGCAATGTAAAAAGCAATTACAGCCTATCGTGATGTTAATTCCTGCTGATACTTCTGTCGGTTGGTTTAATTCTGCATTAGAAACAGTTGATGAAGCGAGACTAATTACAGGAGGAAGAATATCTTTTATTAATGCAGGAACAAACAAACCAGTTAATGGTAATAATAAAGGCTCAATGCTTTTAATATGGCGACCATATATCAAACCACGAAAGATAATTAATACTGTCGATAGAGATGAGTTAATTAATATCGGCAATAAAATATTAAATGAATGGAAAATAGCGTAGGTGAATTATGAGATTAATAATTCGCGGTGAAGTCACGCCCACAGAAAGGATTGCTATTAATGAGGCACTGGAAGCCCATAAAAAGAAATATAATCGAACTGGAATAATCGTTAGCCACAAAATAAAGATAGGAAAGAATATTTATCCCGTCGAAATAGAAAACTGTCGTAAATCATATATGGTCACTTTGCGTAATAAAAGGCAAAGACTATGAATGCACAAGCAATGGAAAACGCACGAAGGCAAATAGCAAAGGAATGCCTCATCGAACTCAGAAGCCACGGAATACCCAACGACAAATTAACAACTAAAATCCTCAATAAATACACACCAAAGTTTAAGCCTTTAAATAACATGAATTATCAGGACAAGATGGTTCTATCGTATTACCTACGGAAATTACAAAAGGAAGAGAAAGATGGATAGATTGCAACCAGACTCGCTAGTCGATTTAAAATTTATTATGTCAGACACTGGGTTTAAGAAAACATTTATTTATGATCGCATAAAAGAAGGAAAGCTACCGGAATCAACAAAGATACACGGTAGGTCAAGATGGTTATATTCAGATGTATTAGAGCTAAAAAGAAAGTTGATGTCATCGTGATATCTCATCGATGTAATCAGCGAACCACTGCATCATTTCCCTTCTTTTATCCAGATACTCAGCATGATTATAAACGCCACGAATGGTACTTTTATCAACATGCGCCAGCTGCCTTTCTATTAAGTCACGGTTGAAGCCATGCTCATTCAATATTGTACTGAATTGATGTCGGAAACCGTGACCACTCGCCAGGCCATCGTAGCCGATTTGTTTGATAACCATTAACACAGAGTTCTCGCTGATCGGCTTTCTTTTATCACTCCTTCCGGCAAAAACAAAATCTGATATATCACCCGTCATTGATCTCATTTTTAGCAAAAGCGACTCAACCTGTTTTGACATCGGAACAATGTGAGGCTTTCTACTTTTCATTACCTCAGGTCTAATGTTTATAGTTTTTCCATCAAAATCTATATCAGACCACAATAGGTTTCTCATTTCATTTGTTCTTACTGCTGTATATTGTAATAATTCAGTGGCTAGTTTACTGATAATGCTACCAGTAAAAGATTGAAGCGACTTATTGAAGTCGGGGATCTGCTCTTTAGTTAAGAACGGGAAATGTTTCTTTCTATATCCCTTTTCTGCATCAGCTAAATCAGGTGCTGGGTTGTACTTTGCCCTTCCTGTAATAATTGCATATCTAAATACTTCTCCACACCTACGCCTAGCCTTGCTGGCTCTCTCCATTGCTCCCCTTTCTTCAAACTTTCTTATTACCTTTAGAAGCAACGTCGGTGCGATATCATCCATTTTGTAATTACCTAAAATTGGTAAGATGTCGGATGAAAACATAGATTGAAGTTCTTTTCTGTATTTTTCTGACCACGTATCTTTTTTGTAATCAAACCATTCATTAAAAACATCAACAAACAGATCTTTGTTGCTTTCTTCTTTTTTGGCTTGATTGATATCAATTCCCTTTGCCAGTTCTTTTTTTAATTCGAATACTTTTTCTCTTGCTTCCTGCAGAGATAGTTCTGACAATTTACCAAGAGAATATATCTTTTCTTTACCCATAAACTGATATCTCATTTGCCAAGCTTTGACGCCAGTTACTGGTATAAATAGATAAAGGCCGTTACCGTCAGAAACCCTATACGGTTTATCTTTTGCTTTAAATGATGATATCTGCTTTACAGTTAGCAT